AATCACTTCATGAAACAAAGGAATCTTTCCAGGGCAATCTACTTTGTGCAATGAATAGTACACGTACCTCATGTAGAGGACATTGCACAATCCATTGATAATCACGGTGAGAGAGTGTCCAGAAGGATTGGAGCCAAAAGCTTCATAAATCAGACCATCTGATTCGTAAATGGGGAACATACACTCAGTGGCCAAACCATCAAAAGCAGAAATTAACAATTCATTAAAACCAGCTTTTTCAAGCATAGTTCGAATGATGTCAAATGCTCCCTTCGTAAAGTTAGCACGCAACCAAGCGTCAAATTTCTCGAAATCGCCATCGCCACAGCGATCCCAACCAAATTCTCCCATGTACTTGTACAGCCATTCCCAATCAGCACCAGTGGCATCAATGCCAACTGCGCTCTCAAAAACACCTGGGAAATGGGACATCATATTGATCAAAGGCAGAGTCAACATCCTACACAAAATAACCATAGTGACAGGGGCTCCAGCAAATGCTCGAACCTTGTTATCTTCTGCTTTCTTGTGTGTGATAGGTTCATCCTTCAAATTCAATCTGAAAATCAAATTGGCCCGACGTCCATCAGCAAGTTTCTCCAAAACTTCTTCCAATTCAGCTTCAACATCAAATTTCTCCTTGTCAAATTCAATCGTGTATTTGTATATTGTCTTTCCGTCGACCACCTCTTGTGTGACGAACTTAACAGTATCCAAACCAGTAATATCCTCTAACTTATTCTTTGCAAAGAATTTCCACTTAGGAGAATTGAGCCAAAAACCCATGGAAGTTTTAGGATTGATTGGATCAAATCCCTTAGTCCCGGGGTCTCCACTCAAAGCAACTTCCAAAGGAATGGGATGGACAAATTGCAAAAATTTATCAGTCAGAACTAAATCTGCCAACTTTGCTTTGAAATCTGCAATAGCCATTTTTACATACCGCGGATTCGGAGGAGGTAGCTTCTTACTCACATTGAGAAGATGCCTCCTACGCGATGGAATTGCGGCTTTCTTTGGAGGAGCTGTGTGTGTCGGCTTAAAATCAAGCTTCTCTTTGAGTGCTGGTAACATAGGCGACTCAACAATATCACTCTTGAAGCGAGAAAGTGGAAAGTTGTGTTGTCCGTAAACTTTAACATTGGCTTCGGGATCGTCAATGTAATGCACAGGACTCCATGGATGTACTTCAGGTCCAACCTCAAGTTTCTTTCCATAAAGAGTCTCTGGCAAGTCTTCTTCACTTGCAACTTTCACACCCTCAAAAGAGGGAATCATTGTTCTATCAATCAAGGCAGCGGCACTCCGCTCATCTTGACCAGCAACATGAATACCAATCAAAATTGGATTCCGG